CAATATTTTCAGTACCAATAATACGGCGTTTAAATCCAAATATAAAATCATTAACATTCACAAATAAACTACAATAAATACTGCACATTTTACGTACATATTTCTTAGGCAAGAATAAAATCCAAAACATAAAAATTAAAAACGCAAAAACAGTTAATGCAAACATAAAGTAATATAGGGATATTTTAAATATTTTCATAAAGTTATTTTTACCACAATATTACAAAACTGTAAAATCATTTTGTGCTTTTGTTGGTTCGATTCCCCTATTCCATTTTGCCAATGTTTTACCGTTGTAAGAACGGTTAAATCGCGTAGGTTCAAAATTTAAGCAATGAGAAACAGCATCTATCATATCATCTTTATTATTTTTTTCTGTTGGTTTAAAATCGCTTAGTTGTTCTAAAAACCCAGTTTTTATAATTTTTTTATTTATATACAAATGTTGGGCATCTAAAACACTATCAAATGCTGACATTATTCGATTATTTTTTATTTGTTTAGATGTAAAGGGAAGCACTGAAAGTTTTATATTTTTATTATCAAGCATTGATTTTAATAATTCTGGTAAAAATTTTCCCACTCCATTACTTTCTAAATTTATGCTAGGTAAATAATTCCTTGTCGCAAAATCAATTACACTCAAACATTGCGAACGAGCAGGATCAATATTAGAGTATTTATTAACATTTATTTTTTCTAAATCTTGTAAATAATATTTACCGTCATCACCTGTAAATACGCACGCAATAACACTATCATCTCCACCAATACTTCCATAAGATGGATCCCAAGAAGCAGAAACTGAATTCATTTTTACTCCATTAATCGATAATACAAATTTATTGTTTTGATAAGATATCTCAATATTTCCATCGTATATTTTCACTTGTGATGAATTTAATCTAGACTCACTCGGATTCACACATTGTAATTGCATTTGTGAATTAAACTTTTCTTCTCCGTGTCTAATTTTTAATAATTTTATTTCTTTTTCCGAAAATCGTTCTGCCCAAGACGATTTACCTTTTTCATTTATTATAGGTATTTCAAGGCGATTAAAACCGTATAAAAAAGGTGATATGTCACCTATTTTATCTTTGCGATATATAGAATAATAATTATGAGGTGTGCCAACATATAACTGCATTCCATTAGGAACTAGAATATAGTCAACTTCTCCTAATCTCTGTCTTAAACTTTCTCTCTTTGAAGCAGTTGCAGAAGTATTTGGAACTTCTACATCATCACATATTATTATATCTGCTCTACTTCCTGTAATATTTCCAAGTATTCCTTCGGCTGTCATTGAAGGGTCTCGTAATTCCATATCACGATTTACAGTAAAACAATTGCCCGCCCATTGTTCTGCTTTTTTAGGCTTTAAGTTTTTAGTTAATTCGTGTCTTTCAATAATTCTTTTTACAGTTCGCACCATTTTTCTTGCTAAGTCGCTTTCCGCAGATATAACCATAATTCTAATACTGGGATTTAAATATAATACCCAAGCGCAAAACAATCCAACCATAGTCGATTTACCTGCTCCACGAAATGCCATAAGTAGTGCTTTTTCATTCCCATCTATCCAACTTTTATGTAAAAAAGAAATAATTTTTTTATGAATATTTGGGGTAATAAAGTTTTGATTTTTATTCCACATTTCAACAAATTGTAAAAAATTTTTTTGATCTGGTAAAAAATTCCGCATTTATGCCCTTTCTTATTATTTACGAGTTTCAATATTTGTAGGCGAAAAAATCACCTACAAATATATTCTCTAACAATTATGATTTAGGATATTTATCTTTTATCTCTATTATTTTATCTTTCCATTTAGTCGTACCGTTAACTAAATCATGATAAATCAAATCTAGTTGTTCTGATATTTCAGGATATTCAGCTTGTCTTTCTTCTATGTAATTTATTTCTGTTATAGGTTTGACAATTTTACCGTTTTTTATTGTATCTCCTATATTAGCATCAGATAAATAATCAACTGCCAAAATACCTCCTTGGACTTCACCAACCACAATATTTTCAACTATATTATTTTTAATAATTAAATATTTATCACTCATTATACATAATCCACTTCTATATATCCATTTGCACCCGTATTGCCGTTGAAACCATATCCCGGAGAACCGTTATCATTTTTTCCTGCTAAACCACCAGCACCTACTATATAATCAAATACATCACCCGATGATAATACTTTTATGGCTTTAACTAAACCACCGTTTCTACCGGCTTGAGCGCGTTTAAAATCGTGTGATCCACCACTAGCACCATTACCGCCACCGCCGGCTATAACCATTCCTCCAGAACCAGAAGCTCCTATTTGACCAGCTATATCACTTTCATATGCTCCTTTACCGCCTCGACCACCATAAGCAGTAATGTATAAAGAAGAGATTGATGTATTGCCACCGTGACCACCGTGATCTCTTCTTTGTCTTCTCCAGCCGTGACCACCTCCGCCGCCGCCGCCGGCAACTTTAAATAAAACTTTTCCAGCAGGTAATTCTATATGATTTTTATCACTAGGCATCGTTTTGGTTGTCGATGATGATTGATCTGCTAACGACCAAACATTCGAAGGATTAATATTGTTAGGTAGTGAACCATCTGTATTTCGCACAAAAAACTTACCACTTTTTTGAGTAAATATTGTTGTAGGTAAATCTCCGCTTATACCCGAAATATCTGCTTTATTTTTAAAATCTTCATTAGAGACATTTGATAAATTTTTTCCTGCATAACTTTCATTCATTTCATCAATTAAACCAGAAACCAACACTTTATTTTTAAAATCTGCATTGGAAACATTTGATAAATTTTTTCCTGCATAACCTTCATTAATTTCATTGTATTTAGTTTCTAATATTCTACGATTTCGCGTTGTAATATCAGCATTATTTTTAGCATCGATAGAAAATCTCTCGGCCTGTAAAGTAGATTGAGCTAAATCTTTATAAATTTTTGTTCTACCTAAACTATCAAAACCAAGTATACTATTTGATCGTTTTTTTGCAGTTGGTAAAATCATATTCATATCATCATCTGATAAAGGTGTACGAATACTATCCTTAGAATATCTACCTACTTGTTGTAATAACATTATAATTCTATCAAATTCTTCATTAATTACACTGGCACGAAAATCCTCGTTTTCTCTGAATATAGTTTGACGATTATAAGTCATATGACGATAAATCGTAATACGAGTTCCAACACTAAGTGGTTGTGATAAATCAATATGTCCACCAATTGTTTCTTTTAATATTGTGACTGTATAATTATTAAGCTCAATACCATCTGATGTAATAACTTTAATATCTTGTTTATTTAAAACAGGAAAATTAAACTCAAACCTTGTTTTTTGCTCATCACCATCATTAATGGTGTAATTTATTCTTGGGTTTAATCTTGATGTCATTATTTATCATCACTCATTTTTTTTATAGTTTTAGCGAATAAATTCATTCTATTTAATATATTACCGCCACTACCTGCTCGATTGTAAAAAGGTTGTTTTATAAATTTATTTATTCTACCTAATTGTCTATTATAGGTTCTGCCTGTGTAACCATCGGCATATTGCCTAGCACGACGAAAAGCAAGATTTCGCCTAACTTCTTGTTTTTGTTCTTCGTATTTTTTTTTATTTAATATATTTTGTTTTCGTATTTCTCTATCATTTCGATCTTCTTGCCTATCCATTTCATCATATTGAAGTGCAAGTGTTATCATTGGTAATGCTTCTGCCATTTTTTTAATTCCTTTCTGTTAAATTATTTAAAAAATCTATATATTATTTCTTTAATTAATCGAAACATCTGTTTTAATTGATAATATTGTAATTGGTAATGGACTATCACCTGATATATTCCACAAACTATCGCTACTATAATTTTGCCAACCTAGTATACTGATTGATTTATCACCACTAAACAAAGAAATCGGTTTATTTAAAATTCCCTGTCCGAATTTTTGAAAAGATAATGTATTTGTTCTACCACCAACCTCAATTTTTAATGATGCAGTATTCTTTAATCGGATTGTAATATTGCGAATTCTTATTTTTCTGCCTGTTTGTTCACTAGATAAAGGCAGTGATTTAATTGTATGTTTATATTTATAACCCAAGAATATTTTGTTAGCTTTATTATTTAAATCAATGATTCCATTATTAACTACAACTTCTTTGTGTAAAATATTATCAGCAACTAACATTGCTTTTTTACCATTAAAGGTATCAAAACCACTAAATTGAAAAGCTGGTTCTTCTGTTTTTTTTATAATACAGCAATCCATTAATACCTCTTTTGAAAAAACCTCTAAGAAATATTGCTCTGCTCTTTTCACAACAGTGTAAATGTAATCTTTATTAGTTCCAACACTTATATATTGTCCATCTGTTTCATATGATGACCACGCTGAAACACCTTCAACATAATCATTATTTAAAACAGCCATAGTTCCATCTTTTTTGACACAAAATAACCTATTATGTTTGAAACTAAATGCAATATCAGTAATATCTTTTGTCAAATGCTTCGATATTGATACAATTGGACAAGCCTTATAATTTAAAGACATATTTTCATTTTGTTTAAAAGAATAAATATTATTACAATCTGAATTTACAAATAAAACTTCATCTTTTGTATCAACTACATTAATATTTGAATTTCTTGGTGAACCTATCGTAGTATATTTTTTCGCTAAAATTTTATTTGGCGTTATTGGGCTACCCTCAATAATCCATTCACCAGAATTTGTAAATAATATTAAATAAGAACTACAATACAAATTAGATATAAAATCATTACCCGTTGATAATAATTTAATATCTATTCCTTCATCATCTAAACTTTCTCCTAACGAAAAATCACTTTCTGAACCAGATCTAGAAAACCATATACGATTAGGATATTCTTTTGTCCCAGCAATAACTATACGGCCTTGGAAAAAACCTATAGTTTTTGGATAACCACTTGAAGAATTAAATAAATTACTTTCAAACCCTGAAAAATTAGTATCTTCTATGGAAAAAATATTATTTTGATAAGAGATTCTTTTTATTGGATAATCACCAGAACAAATCCATAATGAATTATTGTTTTCACTAAAAAATAAATTTTTCAATTTTGATTTAGGAAAAGGAGTAATAAGTTGTGTTATTTTACTTTTCCCCTTGTATATATCAACTTTTCTATCGTGAAAAACAGCTAAATAATCATCTTCTTGTACAGAAAAATTAATTAATCTTGCCTCAGTTGGTAATTCACCCAATAAAACAGAACCACTTCTTCTAATTACACCACCTGTATTTAAAACATTAACATTTATTAATTTACTTGCCCCGTTATTATAAGTTTCTAAATCACCACGGCCATATAAATCAGATGTTACTTCACCGCTGGTAAATGATGTTTTTAAAATTATTTGTTTCATAATCTAACATCCGTTAAAATATTGAAATCAAGATTGGTATTCATTTCCTGAGATGCATCAACAAGTCTAGCTTGTTTGAATTCATTTTCATATCTTCTAAATAAAAATTCTGTTCTTGTTGTACTATCTGTTAAAGGCAAACATATTTCAGCACATATTCTAAAAACTAATACATTGTCAAAATAAGGCGGGAAATTTTCTTCCTCTGGACGGAAAATATAATCGACTTCAATATTTTGTGTTGTTGTAATTAAAATATTATTATGTATTTGGTATTGATTAGCATTTACTTTTAATATTCTTAGACAATCTGCTGGCAATGAAAAATTATATAACCCTTTATCATCAACATTTAATAATTGTAATCTTTTTGTTTTTATTGCAAATCGCCATTGATACGATGATAATAATCCATCGCGTATACCATCATAACTTTCTTTTAAAACCATTGCCTCAGATGTATTTTCATTAAATCCTTGGATTGGTGTTGCACCTATACTTACCAAAGCACGATTTACTAAATCAATTTTATTTTTTGCCATTATTATTCCTTTCAAAAAAAAGCCCCCGAATGATTACGGGGGCAAGTTTATTAATAATTAATGTATAATTAATCTGTATCGGATACCGGCAATGTAAGCGGATCTTTAGTATCAACAACACCATTATCATTTGTTGCAACAGATACAAAACCAACTTTATCAAGTGCTGAAACAATAATCATATCACCTACACGAAGCATTTCATTAGCACTGTTTAGGTAACCTTGTGTATCAACATCATCAATATTATCCGTTGTTTTTAAATGCCATAACGTAAAACCATTTGCATATGCTAATACTGATAAATCTGTAATTTTAAACGCCATATTTTACCTCCCTACTCTGCACATTCCATTTTAACAATACCATCGGTATCAATCACACCAGCACCTTGGCTCATCATATTATTGATAAAGAAAGATGCACGGTCACCATGCCACGAAACATCAGTTTTTACATTACTACCTGATGCATGAGCAATAGAATTCTTGTGATACCAATAACATTGTCTTGCCCCGCTCTTAAGTGTTAAACCACTGTGTGGTAACCATAATGTTCCTAACCACCTTTTAGCTTGTGTTGTCTTCCAAGGCAAATCTTCTTTACCAATGTATTCAGAATTTGCAAATTCTTTTATTTCCATTAGATCAGACCACTGCTTCCAACCAACAATCGCATACCTTTCACCATCATCAGCAACATCTTTTTCGCCCAATTTTTCAAATGCTGATAGTACTTTTTGTTTTGTTAAACCTTCTGATAATTTATATCCTGTTTTATTTACAGTAGTTGTATCAATCGATGCATTACTATCAAGTGCATTAATTATAAGTTCATCAGTTTTGCGACCTAATGCATATGCACCTGCATTTGCAACTACCCTTTTTTCATCGTGGTTTATTTTTAATTCATCTAATTTATCTAACCAATCACCTGCATAATAATCATACAAAGATATTTCAATTGGTGTATGATTAATATTCATTACTGGAACTTGTCCATTACGAGATTTAATTCCCGCAGAACCCTTGCCAACAGCTTGAAAAGTTGTTGATGAACCCCTTACATTATTGCGTGTGCGAACTGTTGTTCTTAGCTTAGAACCTGTGCGTTGATACGCCTGATGCACTTCTGCTTCAAAAGAGCGAATAAACGATAATTCAAGATTTTTACTCATTTCTTAAATCCTTTCTTAATTATTATAATTCTTAGAGAATAAATATTTTTGATTACCCAAATAAAAAAACACCCAGTAAAAATGGATGTTTTAAAAAAGGTCAATAATATTTATGTGAAAACTATGGGCTGTAAAAGTTATCCATAAAAAACATTTAAATGATTAAAATATAATATATTTTAGATACAATTGTGCATGCTTTCAAAATATGTTATATAGGATTTTATTCTTATTGTCAATAGAAAAATTAATCTTTGCGGTAAAAATATCTCTTTTGATGAAAAAATACTCTGTGGAATAATCGTATTGAAATTATTGCCATAAACAAATAATAAATATTATATTCGTATATGTAAGGACTTATAATTAATGATTTTTCTTGCGCAACTAGAATATTTGTTCCATCAATTATTAGATAGATAAATACAAATAATAAAAAATTTAAAAATGAATTATTTGTTAAGAAAGATTCATTCTTAAATGCACCTGCAAATAAAAAAGAGTAAAATAAAGAAGTACTTAAATACCAAAAGTTTTGTTGTAAAAATTCAACCATAATAATTTCTCAAAGCTATATTAATACAACCAAGAATAGCATTTACATTATAATATGTCAAACCTAATATAAAAATAGTTTATGGTATTATTTTAAATAAATAAAAACCTTATTTTTATACTTTAATTTGTTGTTAGCTTTATAATGACATAATGACTGAGAAGTTGGGAATACAAATCAAATCACAATATCTATATAACAAAGTAAAAGATTTGCATTCC